TAATTTTGTAAATCTGTTTAGCTATTTTTTTAATTATCCCTGGCGGAGAAATATGCCTTAATTCTTCTTCTGTTATATCCATTACTAACCCGTATTTACAGGCTAATAAATTCTGCTCAAATTCTGCTTTCTGTGCTTTCCCTGTATTCATTTTAAGCTTCATATTTTCTCTTGATTTTTCTTTATCATATACCATTTCTCCCGTTTTAGGGTCTTTACTGTAAACTGGCTGTATATCTATATCCCACATATTACCAATTTTTGCCTCAATTTCCGCCCATTGTTCTTCATTTAGAGGTCTGATTTCTATTTCTCCGCCAAGTTCTTTGATATACACTTTTTCCGTTTTTTTAGTTCCTCTTAAGAGGTCTTCTTTAGTTATGGCTTTCCTAATTTCGTCCATTTTTGTTTTCTCCTTTTTTAACTTTCAATATCATTATTCATATCATCGTTATTGTTTTCTAAGGTAGCAAGCAATTCTGTATTAACTTCTGTTGCATCAGCTAAAGTTACGGTATCCACTAAAGCATAAGCATTAAAAGCATGGTCAATTGGCGTTCTCCCGCTTGGCGGAGCAGCTACAGATGTATATTTTACTTTCGGGAATTTTAGTTCTAAACTACCATCATTACCTGCATCAATATTAATTACAATTTCTTCATCTGTTGGCCCAGAATCACCGATACCGTTTTCTGCTCCCCAATACTTCTTATATTCGGTTTCGTCTTCAAAATGTAAAGTTCCGCTTAAATTAACATTTCTTGCTCCAACTGGAAATCTACAGGCATAACGACTCCCTATTCCTTTGCCTGCTTCTGTATCTACATTATTTTCTATAGTAACAGTCATGCCTTTAATTTTACAGTTATAGCAAGTTCCCCCGAAGGTAACACCTGCGGCAATAAAAGTAAGTTTGTTTTCGTCAAATAATGTAAGGTCAACTATTTCTTTGAGTTCGCCTTTAGTATCTTTTGCTGCTACACAATCTATAGTTAACATCAAATAATCACCTTCAATAGCAATTGTTAAACTATTAATTACTGTTCCAGAAAAGATATGCTCAAAAGCATCTCTCCCTAATCTTACGACAAAACTTGGTAAAATAGTTTCTTCTGTTCCATAAGGTTCGTGAGTATTAGTTCCTGCACCTCCGTCAGTAAATTTATATTCTCCTAAAGCCCATTTTAAGATATATCCTACCGAACGGATATCAACTGGAAATACTATATTGCCACTCGGAGAATAATATCCTGGTTCTAAAGTAGTTCTACCTCTGTAAAGTCCGCCTTCAAATTCTACATTTGGATTATCAGGAACATCTAAACTTGCACTTGCTATTTCTACATGGAATTTTGCTTCTGGAGGAGTTGCCTGATTAAAGGTAGCTTCCTCACAAAATCCTGCGTATCTACGGATAGTCATTTTAAATCACTCCTTTCTCTATTTAATCTTCTCTTGTCATAAATCTCACTTGGCAAGTATAAACTGCACTGAATTTATTGTTTTTTTGAAATTCTCTATTACTTCCTTCAAATCTCAAACTTTTAATATCTCCAAAAAAAGTTCCGTGACCAAACCCTAATGTTCTTTTCGGTTTGCCATCATACTCTCCTAACAATACATTTTTTGCTCTTGCTGTAAGGTCATTAGCTTCCTCATGCCCTTTCTGGCTATCTGCATTGAAAATAACACTCAATACCATAATATCCATTTCCCAGTGTTCACATTCTCCAGTATGTTCAATACAATTTGCTATTCCAATTTCTACCCAGAGCAAAGGGGTAGTTAATGATTTAGTAGTTTTATCTCCCACTACTAAAGTCTTTACATCAGATAATTTTCCGCCATCAATGTTTATTTCAGCTTTTAACATTTTTTCTATGTTATCTATTATTTCCTGTTTGGCACTTTGAAATGTTTTAGTTTCCACTTTCTGCCTCCCTTATTGCCTTACGTATAAATTCATCAATCCTTTCTTCCCCTCGTTTAACAGCTCTTTCGTGATAAGGATTCGGTTTTTGTCCCTGAATAGTAGCACTTTTTGCAAATATCTCTACACCATTCCAGACAAAATGTAAACATTTTTTAGTTTTGGCATGAATGGTATAAGGTCTCCCCTCTGTTCCATAAATTCCAGTTCCTAAAGCAACCATTAAAGCATATTCAGGTCCATCATAAATTTTGTATTCAAAATCATTTTCTTTTTTGCGTTTCCATTTCTGGAGTCGTCCTTTATCCACAGGGCTTTCATCAATAAAGCCTCTATGTATTTCTTCGCTCAAATACTTAAAAGCTTTAACTCCTGCCTCTCTCGGAATTTTGGTTATTTTCTCTATTTCTTTTGGGTCTACTGTTAATCTATAACCTTCATTTACCATTTAATATATTATACCTTCTTCATCATTTTCTATTTTAATTCGGTCTAAAGTTAAGGTCGGTTTAATAGGATATAAACTCAATTCTTTTTTTAGTTCTGCCGTAAGTATTTGGTCTTCAATAAAATGAGCATTCATATCATTTATGGTTACTACGGGACTTTCCCGATTTGTAACTGCTAATTTTACCATATTCGCACATGCTCTCATAGCAATATTATGAATACCTTTAGGGATTACTCTCGTATAAACTTCTCCCACATAAATATAACTCCCGATAGGATTTACTTGATTAATTGCTATTCCTTTTATATTCGTCAAGGCTGAATCCATTAAATAGCATCTACATCTTTTCCAGGCATGTTCACACATTGCTGGTAAATTTAAAACCTTAGCTTCTACTGAACATTCGGTATCGCTATAAAGAATAATCTGTAAATCCCCTGCCTCTACATCGGAGTTATAAGAAAGTATATCAATATCTAAAGTTTTGGCTGTTGATAAATTTAATTCAGTAAATATATTGTTAGCCAGAATTCCTGTTCCTGTAGATATTTCATTTACTGCATAATGAGATTTCCCTTTAGGCAAAATAAGATTTCCATTAATATCTTTATCCGTTACCCTTACGATTCCGTTAATTCCATTCCATGCTTTTTCAGCATCCACTAAAGTAATTTTATCTCCAAAATCAAGGTCTCTTTCTAAATCCCTCCCCCTATCACGGTCAATTAAGGATTTGACTTGAATTAACCATGTTTCTATCATAGTTTCAAGTTCGGTCTTACTTGATAATCCTAATGTTTCATATTTTATTCCTGTATAATTAAGCACATCATTAACAGAGCTATACATTTAAATCACTCCTCTTTATCCTCTTTATCTTCTTTATCTTTTTCATTTTCTTTATGCGTTACATTCAAATGCATAGTAAGACCTTTTTTGTTATCAAATACTTTCTGGCACAAATTACAAACATATTTTAGCTCAAGTAATTTTAAATACTTACAATGGTTAATCAAAAATAATTCCTCATCATTAATATTATAAGTTGATATCCCTGGCGGGTAGGCATGCTGTCCCCTACTTACTCTGGCTTGCGTTTTATTCTGAACTTTCACTTGATACATAACTTTCCTCCTTTTCTTCTTTTCCTTCTTCTATTCCTTCTTGAATATATAATATTCTTAAACCTACATTTGCTTTAATTTCCTTCCATTGGGATTTATTTACAACAAATGGTTCGGTTGTTTTATATGGTTCAAAGATATGATTGCCTCTTTCTATTTTTCTTGGCGTTTTATTTGTTACCTGAATTACCATATCAGTTTCGTCCCATTCTATTTTTGGCATAATTGGGGTCGGTAATTTATCTAATTCTTTTCTGGCTTTTAATGCTACCTCAATAACATTTCGGAATTTATCAAGGTCATTATCCATTACATTTTCGTATCTCATTTGGTCAGTAATTTTAATTTTCTTTAATCTTCCGGGTATTCTATTTATTAATTCTTTGTTTAAACTTCTTAATACTATTCCCCATTTATTTCGGTAAATATCCATTCCTTTACCGCCTTGATAACCTATTGTTGGTATTCCTGCCCCTAAATAATCCCATATCTTATTCCCTCTACAAGTTTGAGTATAATTATAAGCTTTTTCAGGCACACCATCTTTATT